AACAAATGCTGAATATCAAGACTTCAACCCCTTGAAATATCAGCATTTTATTATATATTTGTTATTCCTGCTAGTATCAACATATCATTTTTTCACATATTCATTTTTTATTGATACTTATAGCTTTTGCTGTTATAGCAACAAATTCACAGTTTTTCAATATCTTTATCAGTTGCTATAAATTTCAATGCGTTAATAACAAATTAATAACAATTGCTGTTGTCTTCAAATTCACTAATCATCTTTTTTATTTCATCGACATCGCACCCATTATTTATTCCTAATTCAAACATCTTTAAAATTACTTTTTCTTTTTTATTATATTTTTTGCTTAATTTTTTTGTTTCATCTAATACTACATTATTACACATTAATATTCCCTCTCTTTCGTAAATCAAATCATAATTCACTTTCAAGGGGTTGTAATCTTTTTCTATTATATTATTCCTTTTCTTTTTTGTAAATACCTCCATTTTATTTTTTTCGTCATTTTTTTCTTTCATAAATAAAAACCTCTCTTTCGTAAATATAATTTGACAATTTACTCTTAAGAGGTTATACTTAATTTACAGTTAACTCTTTCGAGTAAATTGTTTGTGGAAAAGAGATGTGTTAGATTTGCGGTCCTTGCATCTCTTTTTTCTTATTATAACAGATTTATTTTCTATGTCAAAACCCGTTTTCGACAAAAAAAGCCTGTAAGTATTGAAAATACTACAAACTTTTTTTATAATTTTCTGAATTTTTTTATTGGTCAAAATTTATTGTTCGGTTTCTAAGCTCATGCCAATTTACTCCTGATATATATTTTATGCTTTCTGATGACAATAACTTATGTTTCTTTGCATATTTATTCCATTCCTGTATTGTAGGAAATCTTTCTTCTTTTCTTGCTATCTCTTTTAAATAATTTATTGATTCGTCATATTTTAAATATATAAGACTATTTTCTGGATATTGTACTTCTTTTTTATAATATTCATTTAATATTTTATCAAAATTTTTACTTATCTTTTTAGTTTCTTTTGAATTTAACCCATATTCTTCTATTACTATATGTAATTTTCTTCTTATTCTCTCTAATCTTTCTCTCATCTCTTTTTCTCCATCTTTTGTTTTTTTATATTATAACATATTATTATATAAATATGCATAGTGTAAAGCTGTATTGTTAAATTTTATGTCGAATTTTGTTATAAAACGTAATTTTTTAATAAACACTTGCCCTTTCACAATCAATTTTAAGCTATTTTATTTTTTATTTAATGTAGTTATATGCCTTTATTTTTCAATATTTTTGATAATTTTATCTCTGATGACAAATTCCGACAATATTTTTATTTTTCATGTGATATAGTGTAGAAAAAAGGAGGAATAAAAATATGAATGAACAACATCATACAAATGCAGTTAGTATGGAAGAACTTATGAAAAAAGAATTTAAAGCGGAAAGATACGATTTAGGTGGTATAATAAATTCAGATTATATAGATAGAAATTTTAATTTTTGGAATTGTATAATTATTATTATGGCTAAGTATTATTCTGATAAAAAACAAAAAATTGACGATTTTTTAGAAAAATATAAAAATTTTTCTGACATTGAATTAAAAAATATTCAACAAGAAGATTTTGAATTAATAATGGATGAACTCTCAAAACTTATACATGAATTAAATTAATTTGATAAGCTAAAGGCAGATTAATATTATTCAATCTGCCTATTTTGTATAATTTAAAAATCTCTTGAAAGATTTTCGTTTTTTATATTTTAGTACAATATTTTAAACTAATCCATCCACTTGGAGTTAAACCAAATTCGTTTTGAATTTTAGTAACTGTTGTTATTACTCCTCGTTTTAGTCCATTAGTATATTGATTTCCTAGTTTTTTGTTCTGATATCTTGCATTATATGTTAATTGTTTATACTCTTTTATTATATATTTTGTACTAGGACCAGTGCGAACATTTAATACATTTGCATTAACTTTATATGTTCCTGTAGTGTATTTTTGAAGTTTTTCATTTTTTGCAACAGTTATATACTTAGTTGTATAAGCTAGTGAGATCCATCCTAAATTTGTCTTTCCAAAGTTGTTTGACTCTGCTAATACAGTTACTATTGAGCCTTTTGCATATCCACCAACTCTTGAATATGATGTGCTGGCTCCACTTCTTATATTCAAACCACCATTTGCTGTTACTTTAACTTGATAATTTACTTTGTTTATATTAGATTCTACTTTATCTGTCACTGTTGTTGTAGTTGTGTTTTCCTTTATGTCTGTTCTGTCATTTTTGAAGCAGAAAAATTTTTGATAATTCGCATACTCTCTAAAATTCTCTATTGATACATATACTGTATTACTATTTACTGTTGCTAATCCTCTACGGCTAGATACATCAAATTTTCCATTATACAAATATGGATCATATACTTTTATATAATCTCCTTCTATTCCTATAAGAACAATGAAATGTCCTCCGTATGTAAATAAACCTTGATTACAACTTGCTATTATGTAATTATTATCTTTTAATTTTTCTACTACGTCATCTAATTTGTAACATTCACTGTACTCAATATCAAATATATCAGCTGTCCACTTAAAAGCACTCCAGTATGTTCCTTGATTTGCACTTCTATAACCGTATTTTGTATATAATTCTGCCATTTTATCTGGTGCTATATTTCCCTTTATGCTAGACACTACCATTGCTGCTGATGTTGGTCCACAGCCACTTGAACCTATTGTTTGAGATTTATTTTCTATACTAGAATACATTTTACTAGACCATCTGCTATCTAATTGAGAATAGTATGTTAATCCTGCATATTCTCCAATTTCTACACTTGGTGTTTTTTCTGAACCTTCATAAGCAATAATTCCTTGTTCTTCAAACCCCTCTGATTCTGTTTCTTGAACTTCTAGACTTTGCTCGTCTGTTTCTGTTAGATTTGGTATCTCTGTACTAGATTTATTTATTTCATCTACTACTGTGTTTATTGCCTCTGATATCTTATTTGTATCAACTTGTCCAGTTTCATTATATTCTAAATAAACATTTAACAATATAGATACTGATACCAATATTGCTACTATCAAGCTTATTGTTTTTGTTTTACTTTTAAATATTTTTTTTAATTTATTTTTCAATTTTCTCCCCTCCTAATCAGTTATTTCAAATTCTTTTACTTTTTCCATTAATGCTTCTATAAATGAATTACCTTTTAGTTTAAAATAAATTTCTGCACTATGCTGTATGCTCTCTAATTCATAATGTGTTATCTTTTTATCTTCTTTGCATCTATCATATATAGTCAATATGTCATTTCTTAAGCTACACTTTGTTGCTTCTATCATTGACATGCAAAAACTAAACATTCCAATCGAAAATGTACCCAGAAATGTAATTAGAAACCAATAATCTTTTAAAAACTCTAATACTTGCATTATTTTTCCTCCTTTGTAATATTTAATACTTTTTGTATATCTGCCATTGCAGTTACATCAAAAATCGGACTTATTTCATCTGTTGAATAAATATGTGTTGTATCCTCATAACTAGTTGCTTTTTGTATTTTATTTGCTATTACTTTTTGTTCATCTGTAAATGCTATTCTTTTTTCTGTTGCTGTTTTATAATAAATAGTAATGTTATTAGTAGATAAGTATTTCTTAAATGCTGCTACTGTGCTTTCTTCTAATCTTGAAGATTGCATATATATAACAACATTATTCGGATAATTAGAACTTGCATTTCTTATATGTTCTGTATTAGAAGTATCTCCATATTTTGAAACTAACTTATCACATAATATCTTATCTTCGTCTACTCTTTTTCCATTTTCTAAAATATTTAAGCAATTTATTACTGTATATTCCCCACTACTTTCTACACTAAAATTAGAGTCGTTTTCGGTACCATTTAAAACTAATTTACTCCAATTATGTACTTCTTCTTTATTGTCATAGTCAAAATAATCATCTGTTAGCATTTCTTGCTGCACTGGTATAATATACTCTTGTTTTTGTGTCTTATCAGAATTTTCTATTATAGCCTTAGATGATCCTTGATCATATTGACTATGTTCCCCTACTTCTGTGCCTTCTACTATTTTCAATGTATAATCCACATAATCGTTTGCATCGCACTCACTTCCTCTAGTTGCATAAAACCAAGCAAATAAATATCTATTACTATCATTTATAATATTTGACACTTTATAGTTTAACATGATCACACCGTCTGTTGTGTTTTGAGTTTCATCATACTTTTCATTTGATTTTGTTCCAGTATAATCTGTATTATTTTGCCTTAATACTAAAAATCCCTTATTTGTGCTTGTACTAGATTTTACTTTTGCTTTTATGGTTAGTGTTTTACCTGCATATTCCGTTAAATCCATTATTTTAAAACCTGCTGCATTATTAGAATTTTTTGAAGTTGTTGCAATTATTCTAAAATTAGTACCATCTGTAATCTGTTCGCTAGCTTCATTATAATTTCTATAAGGGTATTTTAAAATATTAAATAGATTTACATTGCTACCAACAGTTTTTATTTTGACTGAATTTTCTAAATTTGCTTCTCCATCTCGTTTTATATTTCCATAAATTGCAAATTTTCTGAATTGCACATCTTTTACTGTGTTATTTAATGTTATGTCCTCACCTTTTTGGCTAACAACTGATATTGTATTGATTATATTTTTTAGATTTTCTAAGTCCTCTTGCATTTTTGATATACTATTATCTTGTTCCGAATTTTTTATTGTTACTTCTTCAATGCTTTGTTTTATTTCTGTATCATCATAGTTCTCTAAATTTTCTAATTTTTCTTTATAATTACTTGTAAAATCATTTGTTGATAATTCTTTTCCTTCTACTTTATCTATTTTGCCATTTACTTGTTTTTCTATTTCTTTTGCATTATTGTCTATTTTATCCCAATTTTCATTCAATGTTTTTTCAATATCAAAATTGCTATTTAGATCCACTTGATCTAACATATCCCATTTGAATAATTTTAGTTTTTCTGTTTGATTTGACATTACTTCCTCCTATCTAGCTTGCTGCAACATATACAAGGGTTGCTAGCACTTGTGCTACATTTTGAGTACTACCAGAGTTTTGATACATTTCAACTGCTCCTGTTGTTCTGACCTGTATATATGAATTATTTAGTGGCTTATATGAAGTATCCTTTATTACTGCTTGTCCTACTATTAATTTTCCTGGTCTATATGCTTCTGCTAGTGTTATTAAGGTTTTTGCTGTATTATTTGCTAAATTAGATATACTAGCCGTATAGCTTACACTTAATACAACTAGACGTCCTATTTTATAAATTGTTCCTATGCTTATGTCTGATGAATTTACTGTTAATTCTTTAGCTATATTATTTTGAAATGTATCAAACATTGCTTTATTTAACTTTGTTGTTCCGTTTTGAAAATTAATTTTGTCCATTTATTTTCTCCTCAACTTTCTTATTTTTTTCTTTTTCTGTCTCATATTTCTTAATGTCCATTTGTTCTTCTTCATAGCATAATTTATCAACTTGATTTTTTATCTTCTCTAAAATCAATTTTATTATACAAGGTGGCAATTGTGTATTATTTATAGTCTCTATTATTTTTTTCTCACCATCTCTAATCATTAAACTCGTAGGTTTCATTTTGTTCCTCCTTCATTTTTTGTTCTTCTTTCCATTTTAGATATTCATTATAATCTTTATTAATAAAATCTGGTTTTTGTATTTCTTTTATTATAGTATTCATTTATACCTCCTTAATTTTGCTGGTATGTTATATAATCTATCATTCCATCTACTACTTTAATTCCAGTAATTGTTATATTTTTCAATTCAATGTTTAGAAGTGATAAATTCCATTTAGTTATTAGCCCATTTTCAACTGTTATTCCACCCCCTGCTTTTGAAAATAAAGTTCCACTTGCTGTATTCCTTATATAAGGTACATCATCAATATCTTTGAAAGAAAATACGTGTGTGAAATATGTTCCATCAGAAGAAGTTTTTGAAATATTTAAAGAAACTCCATTATGCAGACTTAAAAAGAGATATCCATTATCCTCTTGAGTTGATACTAATCCTCCTATTTCATTTCCATTATTATTATAAAATCTAATTCCACTTCCTGAAAAATCTATTAATTTTTTTCCATCATTTGCTACAACTTTAAAATTTCCTTCTTTGACACTCACTTCTCCATCATCTGTTAACTTGAATTTATCACTTGTTATACTAATTCTATTTCCTTTCAATGCGATTTTATCAGCACTAGCATTTATTTCACTTATTAAATTTTTTGTATCTACTTTTAATTCTATTTTTGCATTTATATTCTTTTCTAATGTATTTATTTTTCCACTTGTCTCTAATGAAATCTTTGAACTTGTTTCTTCTAGTTTTGAATTTACTTGAATAGAAGTATCATAACTCTCTAATTTTTCATTTACAGATAATTTAATTTCCTGTGCTGTTTGTTTTATCTCACTATTCATTTTTACATTAGTTGCAAATACTTCTGAATATTCACTTTTTATTGCCCATTTTGCTGATATTTCCGCAGTATAATTTTTTATTGATAAAGTATTATTTCCTTCTTCTAGCATTATTGAAATCGTTCCTAAACTTTCTGTAACTGCTTTATCTTTTATTGTTCCATCTGCATTTATTCTTCTAATAACTTGTGCTTTTCCTTCTTTTAAAATATATTCATCATATACTGTTCCATTTTGCCTTAATGTATCTTGTATATTTAACTCATACTCCTTGCTTTTACCATTTTGGTCTTTTATTACTATTAAACTATCTCCTTTTAGATATAAATCATCACTTAAATATAAATTGTCACTTAATTTTAAAGATTCAAATACTGTATTATTCCCTTTTATGTGTAATTCTAATAAATTTCCTTTTATACAGTTTTCTAATGATATTGTTCTTATTCCTTCTATACTTCTAGTTAAATCTGCCATGTTAGATACTTTATCTGTTATACTATCCATTGTTTGCTCATGTTTAGTTAGTTTTTCTTCATGATCTGTTGTTTCTTGTATTAAATCTTGTATTAATCCTTCATTTTTCTTTGCTAGTCTTTCTACTTTTAATGTCTTTTTTTCTTCTTTTGTTGTAACTTTATATTCTGTTTCTGTTGTTTCTGGTATTTCCGCTTCTATATCACTTGTTATCCCTGTATTAATTGTTATATTTGCTTTTAAATAATATGATTTATATAAATTATCTTCTCTATCTCCAAGTTCAATACAAGCACATGGATTTAACCACATTATTCCTACATCAGAGGCTTCAAATGAATAATATTCTAATCCTTTTACTTGTTCAAACATACCTTCAATAACTTTTTCTCTTTGAAATTCTATAAACTCATTTTCGTCAAATCTAATCTCGCATCTTCCATTTTGCTTTATACTATCTTGGTCTTTTTCTTCTACATTATCTTCTACATCTCCACGTCCTAAAACCAGAGCATTTACAGGTCCAAAATTTTCCTTTATTGTTAAATCTGTCAAATATGATTTATCTATCTTTTCTATAGCATTATCATTTACTTTATATAAGTTAAGTTTATTTTCTTCTATAAATGCTGTTGTTAAAGTTGCCTGAGCTATTTTTTCTAAAACATCTCTATATGTTAATTCTTGAACTGTAAAAAAATCTTCTGTAACATCTAAATCTGCATTATAAAAGTCTGCTGAAAATAATTCTACTCCACAAACTTCACACATTCTTTGCACTAGCTTTAACATTTTGCAAGGATATGTTAGTTGTAATTCTGATTGCTTAAAATTTTTCATAAATCTAATCATTCTGTCATATCCTGTTACTGTCATTTCATCTTTTTTCTTACTATCTTCTATGTCTTTTATAAAAAAATTTCCTAAGTCTATATACTCATATTTATCATCCACAAGTAAACCATATTTAAAATTAATATCTTTTTCTTTTATCTCGTTAGCATTTTTTACAGTTATTTCTATTTGTTTCATTATTGTTTTAAAGAGTTGGCCGTCAAAACTATACTTTAGTTCCTTTGCTATTACCTCTTTTCTTTCTTTTAACTTATAAAGTGGTATTTCATTGAAAACCTTTACTGGTAGAAATTGTATTTCTTTTAATATTGTTCCTCCAGCACATATACTTAATTCCGCTTCTTGTTGTTTTATCTGCTTAGTTATCTGTTTAAATTTATTACTTACACTCATGTTTTTTGTGCCCTCCTGTCTATTGCTGTTAGTACTACTGAAAACTCACTCCAATAACCTCCACACGCCAGCGGACTAGATTTTATAGCTTGACCATTATAAAAATCTTCCTTATATAATTGTCCTTGTTTATAGTTTGCCATATCTCTTTCTAACGAAAATTGAACACCTGATAAAAATGGGTGTTCAAGCAATGTTTTTATTAAATTAAATTGTTCATCTGAAACTATTCCAAATTTTATTTCTAATGTAGTAAAATATCCTATAAATGTTCCACTATAATGCCCATCTAATGTATTTCTTCCAGTTCCGTCACCCCATAAAGGCTCTGGTCCAGGAATTAATTCTACAATTCCTGGAACCTGGACATTATTTACTATTAATTTTGGTTCATACATATTTAGCCTCCATTCGTTGCAAATTTATTTTTACTTCTTATTTTTTCTAGTTTCTTATTTAATTCATAAGCATCTATATATAAATTAAAGTCAAAACTTAAATTTACTAATATTTGTATTATTTTTTCTAATAGTTCTATTACTTTTTTATTATTTCCTAATCCCATTTCTTGATTAGCTTTTTTATATAATGACATTATTTTGTCTTCTGGTGCAACAACTTCCCCTTGATGTCTATTATCACCTATCATGGCTAGTTGTGGTGTATTTGCTTTTACATATCCACCTTGTGCAAGTCTTGGTAAACTTAATCTATTTATTTTACTAATATTTACACCTGGTATTAAATTTATTATACCTATTGCTCCATTTATCAGTTTTATTGCTTTATTTATTGTTTTTTCAATTAGTCCTATTACTCCATTAATTCCAGATTTTACTGAATCAGAAATTGCATTTCCTATATTTATTCCTAAATTAGAAAATGCATTTTTTACTCTTTCCCATATTCCACTAAAGAAATTACCAATATTACTAAATATTCTTGTTATTCCATTATATGCTTCCTGAAATATATTAGAAAACCAATTTCCTACATTACCAAATGCATTAGTAATATCATTTTTTCTATCCTGAAACCAGTTTCCGATATTTTGAAATGCATTTTGTATTCCATTTCTTGCACTTTGAAACTTATCTGAAAACCAATTTCCTATTCCTGAAAACACCTCTTTTATTCCTTGCCATGCCCCAGATGCCGTATTTTTTATATTATTCCACAAATTTCCAAAGAAATTTTTAATAGGACTAACAATCTTTTCATTAAACCATTGTCCTGCTTTATTCCAAGCATTCTTTATTCCTTCCCAACATTTTTTTGCAGTTTCTTTCACATTATCCCAATTTTTTATTAATGCTACAATTATTGCAATTAAAGCTGCCACAGCTATAACAACTAATGTGATGGGTGATGTTAAAACTGTTAATGCTGCATTAAATAACCATGTTGCTGCCGTAGCTGCTGTTGTTGCTGCTGTACTAGCAATAGTTGCTGCTGTATTTGCAATTTTAGCACCCGTATTCACAACCCATTGTGCTGCTTGTTTTATTAAAGCCGCTGTTCCTGAAATAATATTTTTTACAAAGTCTTTTGCATATAATAAATTCAAATACATAGTCTCTGTCTTATCTTTTATTTTCGCAACTGTAGCGCCTGTAATAGCAAGAGTTATATTTTTTAATGCATTAATTACACCTCCTGATTGCGCAATAAAAGACATCAATTCAACTGTTTTCCATGCTCCAAAAAATGATAGTATAGCTATTTCCATTCCTGCAACAGTTTCCTGATTATTGCCCATCCAATCTCCAATTTTACTTAATGCACTTGCTATTAAATTAAGTGTATCTACTATCACTCCTCCTGTCCACTTTGCTATCGGTTCTAGAAAATTATTCCAAAACCATTGAAATACTGGTTCAAAAGCTGTTATTACTTGATTCAAAATCTTTAATGCTCCTGCTATCAGATCTAGAAATGCTGGTAATACATCGTTTATTGTCCAAGCAGCTAATTTTAAAAGAACATTATCATAAAACCATAACAAGCCATTTCCAACATTTTCAGTAAAGGGTTCTAGGGATTTCCATAAATTATCAAATGAATTTTTTAGTTTATCAAAATTTATAGATTTCATTGCATTTGCTGTTGAATTTAAAAAGTGTGGTAATGCATCTGATATTACATAATTTCCTAATGGTTTTAGATAATTATTGTAAAAGCCATCCAGTATTTTTCCACATCCTTGTCCAAAATAAGAAATAGCCTCCTTTAAATTATTAAAGCTCTGTTTTAATGGTTCTAAATTTACCCCATTTAATATGTTTTCTATATCACTTGCTTGTTTTTTTAGATTATCTGTTAAATTTAGTCCACTTGTATCTATTTTTCCTCCTGAACCGCTTCCACTGGAAGAACTATCACTATCATCTTTCTTTAATATTTGTGCAGTATCAAATGAAGCCAAACTTTTTAGATCTTTAGCAGATTTTTTGGCACTATCTCCAATTCCACTCACAGCGTCACTCGCTTTTGATGCATCGGACGCTAAGTTTGAAACAGTACTTGTGCTATCATCTCCTCCTGCATTTCCGAATATCATTTCTGTAAATGATTTAAAAGCATTTGCTAGAACTTGTAGTTTTGAAAGTACCATATTTATTCCTTTTATAATAGGTGTAAAAATATTAATAAACCCTTGTCCTAATGTTGCTTTTAATTCATTAAACCTTAAGCTTAATACCCTTGTTTGGTTTGCCCAACTATCACTAGTTCTTGCAAAATCTCCATTTGCTATATTTAATTTATCCAATACAAATTTATATCTTAAAGCCACTTTTTCCTGTTCAGACATTTTAGACGTTGTTTTTCCATAACCATTTGCCAATGCGTATTGGTCAAGTGCATTTTGTGTCATTACAACACCTAAGTCTTTCAATGTTTCTGTTTCTCCAGTGAATACTGACTTTAATTTTGTGTATGCTTCATCACTTGATAAATTATAGAATGAAGCAACATCACCTGTTAATCCTGTTAAAGTTTCTGACATTGCTAGAGCTTCTTTATTAGAAAAGTTAAATGCTTTTGCCATTGCTCCAAATGTACCAACATACTTTTTAGTTACAGTTTGACCCAAACCAAATTGAGTTATTGCATTTTCAGCAAATCTATTTACTTCTGTATTTAAACTTCCAAAAGTAACATCAACAACATTCTGTACTTCTGTCAAATCAGACCCTAAATTAATACATTCTTTGCCAAAATTTACTATTGCTTTAACAGAAAATGCTGCTACCGCTAATTTACCAATTTTCTTTAATGAGTTCTCTATTCCTGAACTTTTTATTGTATTTGTTGTATCTTTTAGTCCTTTATTAAATGGATTTGAATTTAATAATAATTCAAAATCAACAGAGCCCACATTCGTACTCATACCTACTCCTCCCCTCTTTTTTAGGATAAAAGCAGGTATTGGCTAACTACTCACCACTAATGGTCGTGTTGCTCACTCTGTCTTTTTCATCTATATCAATTTTAATTGTTTTCTTACATCTTATACATTTTATTTCACCCTTGCATTTTTCAACCTTTAATAAAAGTTGATTACAATTAGGGCATCTTACTTCTGTCATTTGTTATCACCAGCCATTTCTTTAAATGCTTTTTGAAATTCTGTAATAACTTTTTCATAATCTTCTTTGCTCATTTTCTTTGCTAATTTATTTCTATATTTCCATCTTATATTTTTTTGCTCTTGTGTGAAGTTTTTTAACATTTCTTCATCATCTTCACTGCGAATTTGAACAATGTTTCCGCAGTGGTGTATCTGGCATCAACCCAGATATAAGATTACACAATTCTGCATAACTCATTGTGTCTACTTCTTTTCTTATTCTTATTCCATATTGTTTTGCTAAACTTGCCTCAATCAAAGGCCAGTCTTCTTCCATGTCGTACCATAATTCTGTTTCATTATTTGTTTTGAAATCGTTTTTCCATTTCCTCATAAGTAATTTCATTTACTTGTGCCATTATTGCTATAATAATAACTTTTAAGTCTGCAACTTTTACTTTCATTCCTTTTATTTCTTCTAATGCTTCTTTTCCTAGTAATAATTCTATTGCTTTAAATAATCCATCTAAACTATCGTCTTTTTTAAATAAATCTTGTGCTTTCAACATTGTTTCTGCTCCGCAGTCTACTTCATATGTTTTACCTTCTGCTATTGTTATTGTTTGTGATTCGTGACTTAATTTTGAACTAATATCTATATTTGCCATTTCAAATTCCTCCTAAATATATTTATAAGAGGCCTTTAAGGACCTCTTACTTTTTAATATCTTATTTTTTTACCGCTTGTGTTGTTTCAACACTTTGTGGTGATGCTTCTGTGTATGTTGGTTTTCCATTTGACATTACATCATACTCTAAAGGTCCAACTTCTGTTGATTTACCAATTGCCATATTTGTAATATTAAATATAGCATTTTCAAATACTAATTTGTCTCCATTTGGAAAAGTCCATTGAAATGTTCCTTCTGCATCTCTTCCATTCTTCATAAAGAATCCAGCAACATAATCATTACCTTTATCTCCATAATTTCTTTTTCCAGATACAGAAATTGTAATAGATTTAGATGTCATCAATCTTCTAACCCATCCTTTTGTATCATATGGGTTCCATTCTTCTACTCCATTATCTAATTTAACGCTAAAAGATTCCATATCAGCAATGTCGCTTAATGATTCTAAACTTATTCCAGCTTGAAATTGATTTTCGTAACATGGATATACTCCTGATTTTGTTCCCATTATTTTTCACCCTTTCTATATAATAAATTTAATTCTATTGAAAACTTGTAAATATTGTTTTCATCTGCACCTAAATCAATATGTCCATTATATAAACACTCAATTGAGCAATTATAATCATCAATAAAAAAAGAACTACAGTCTAATAGTTCATAAATCTTATTGGCCATTGTTTCAGCCATATTATAATTTTTAGTCCATCTTAATAGTAATGTAACTGGTAATATTCCATAACTTTTCAACTTTTTATATTTAGAATTATCTTCTAATTGTCTACGATTAGCATACAAAGCAATTGCTTTATCTTGATTTTCATCCATTTGTCCTATATACCACTTCGGACATTCTGTAATAATAGTTTTTAAATAATCTCTTATTTTAGATATACTAATTCTTGCTATCATTATCCATTCCTCCTTTTTAACATTTGTTTAAAATATTTTATTGGTAAATCCTTTTTGTTCCCAGAAATATAATCATCAAAATAATACTGTTTTGCATTAGGATTTTTACCTTGTTTTATATGTATTTCTGGGTCGAAATAAACCTTTCTTGCATATACTGTATCTACAACTATTCTAGCAACACCTTTTATAACTTTTTTATCATCTACAAAAGTGCTATCATTTTGCGTTGTACCAGTATCAAATGGCATTGTTTGACTTTGAATCAAATCTGTTTTTACCGCTTCTGCAGTATCTGCCAATGCTAATCTTGCATTTTCTAATAATTCATTTATATTTTTAGTATTATATGTTATTTTCATATTAAATCAACTCCAATGTTGTATGATGAACTGTTCCATCTGGGTTTCTTGGTCTACTTGCTTGATAAATTTCATATTCTACTTGATTTATAACTACTTGACCACCACTTATTTTCTTTATAGTTGGTGCTATATCTCCAAGTAATATTACTTTTCCCACAAGTTGAATCTTTCTTCCATCTGAACTAATTATAATTTTAGTTGTTTCAACAAATCTACATTTTTGATTTTCTAAATTCAAAGAAGTTAAAGGCTCACCATCTTCTGATAAGCCTTCTTGATATATAACTACATCACACTTATTATTTAACAATCTTTCAAGATGTTTTGGATTTAACTTTTTTATCATATAATCCTATTTGTTAGTCCTGTTCTTTTTAAATAGAAAAAGGCTAATTTTGATATATTTAATTTATCTGCCATATCTTGTGATTCCTTTTCATTTACTGTTAAGTCCCCACCTATAGAATAACTAGATATACTATTATCATCATATAAACCTTCTTCTTTTATATATTCTGCTTGTAAACAAGTTGATTTGATTATTAAATCTTTTTGTTGTGTTGTTAAATTATTAAATCCTCTTCTTTCAATTCTTGTTAATGTCGCTCTGTTGATATCTATTGAGGCTAACTCTAAATATTTTTCTATTTCTTCATCTTCCAATACTTTAGAACCATATTTCGAGTAATCCTCTTTTGTTGCATAAACATTTATCATTTGCAACACCTCTTATTTTACTTTCTTTTCTAATTCTGCAATTTTTGTTGTTAATTCTTCATTAGCTTTTGCTAACTCTGTCTTTTCTTCTTCAACTTTTGTTATTTTTGTTGTTAATTCTTCATTAGCTTTTTTAACTTTCTTTAATTCTTTTTCTAAATCCTTAGGAACTACTTTTTTAGTAGCTCCTAATTTTGAATATCCTCTGGCTTCATATTGTGCAAGTTCTTCTTCTTCGATAAATAATAATGCATTTTCTTTTTCTACTCTTATTTTAGACATAGTAACCTCCTATTCTCCAGCATATTCAGTTGTATCAACATCAACATATATACTATCAATTTTGTTATCTTTTCCATTTGGGAAAACAAATGTGTCAGATAATGAGTGATCTTGATATAAATATCCATCACCTTCTGTATGTGAACCTGGTGCAAAATAATATATGTTAGATATTTTTGGAACTGTTTTTACAGTTTCAAGAGATGCAATTAAAACATTTATTTTATGAGAACCTGTTACAGCTTCTATTCCTTTACCTGGATCAGCAGTTACTTTTTCAACTGGTTCAAATCCATCTGTAAAATCAAATTTGTCATAAAATCTTTCATCATCTATAACTTCCATAATAGTTACACCATCGATGTCTGTAATTCTAGTTTCTATACCAATTCCACCTTCTGCTATCTGTGTCATTTCTATTTTTCTTGTGAAGTCTGTAGATTGTTCTAATAAATCCATTATGAAACTTCTAACATAACAGATTAATGAACCATTTTTTACATATCTTCTTAACTTTCCAGCACTAAGCATACCTTTTAGTTTCCCAAAAACATTTGCTTTTGTCCAGTCTGATTCAGCTGTAGAACTGTGATATCCTGTTAATTTTTGTGCTTCGCTAGCTACTTTTGAGAAAAAATATGCATCCATTTCTGGTACTTGTTGAGTTTTATGGAATGTTTTAGATATATTTTTTATTGATGCTGTTTGATTTGTTTCATCAACGTCTGCTACATCTACTAAAAATTCAATATCTCTGTCATGTGTAACTGTATAAGGTACATCATTTTGTTCATAACTTCCCTTATTCCATCCTCCATTTCTATTGTGTGATTTGTAACCACTTGTTTTCATTTGTGTAAAATGAAATGTTTTTGCACCTACCCATTTAACGTTTGATGTTATAAATGGTGATGTTAAACTATCTTGCTCCATTATTTCTAATAGGTCTGGAAGCCAAACCTCTGCATAATTCAATGAATTTGCCATAATTAATTACCTCCTAAAATGAATTAAACCTGTTCCATCTTTTTGTGGCTACAGGCTTTTTGTTTTTTTGATTTTCATCAGAGTTGCTCTGTGTTGCTCCGAATTTAAATCCTTTTTCTTCTTTTTCTTCTTCCTTTGCAATTTTTAGCTCAGGAAATTCAGAAATTACTGCGTTGATTTCATCTTCTAGTTTTTTTGTGTCTAGCGCACCATTTTCTAAAACCTTTGACATATCAACTAATCTTGCTGCTCTTTCAACCTTTTTAACATCTACACCAGCTTTGGCCATAGCAAGTGCTATTTTGTCAGTATAGTCTGCTTGAGCAGTTTCTTTTTGTTCTTCTTGTCCTTTATCTTCTTGTTTGTTTTGAGTTTCTTGAACTTGTTTAGAAGTTTCTCCTTGTTCTGCTTTTTCAGCGCCTTTGGCATACATTCTTCTGATAAATCCATCCAACTCATCTTGATTTTTGAAAACTATTGAACCATCATCACCTTTTTGGGCTACTTGTTTTTTAGCTTTCTCACCCTCATTTTTGTTTTCAGATTTTTTCTCTTTTTGAGTATTATCTGTTGTAGTTTGAGTATCTACATTTTCTTCTTTTTCGTTTTCCATATTGGAACCTCCCCCGTTTAAGGTCCGTCGACCATAATTTTTGCAATAAAAAAAGAGCCCTTTTAAAGCTCTAATTCTAAAAATGGCACAAGTTAATGGATTTGAACCACTACAAACAGTTTTGGAGACTGTTGTGCTACCTATTACACTAAACTTGCATATAAAAAGCACCTACATTGCTGTAAGTGCTTGTATATTATTTATCTAAATTATCAATTGCATATTGTGCTTCACTTTTTGTAAAACCTTCTACTGATGAAATCAATTGATTATATATTGCTTTACTTGACATATTCATACTTGTTTGATATGTCTTTGCCTTTTCTAATGCGTTTTTATTCCAATCTGCTTCTATATTGTCTATTGCATACTGTGCAGCTTCTTTTGTAAATCCCTCCACTGATGAAGTTAATTGATTGTAGATACCTTGCTTTGACATATGTAGTGAATTAGAATAAGTTTCTGCTTTTTTTAACGCATTTTTTTCTTCTGCAGTAGGTTCTTTACCTAAAGAATAAACTATATTAATTTTATCTCCTTGATGTGCTACTGTATTTGCAGAAATACTTTGACTAACAAAATTTCCTTTTGCAATATCATTTGAATATTCTTCTATTATTTTTCCGTTAATTTTATTAGCATCCATCCATGCTTTTACTTCTTCTTTTGACATAGTACTAAAATCTACTATAGTAACTTCTACTGAATTATCTTTTTGATAATTATTAGTTGAAGTATTAACTGTATTATTGCTTTGTGAAGCACCTATAATTATTCCTATTCCTATAATAATTATCCAAAACCAACTTTTTTTATAAAATGATTTCTTTTGTTCTTTTTCATGACTTGCCATAATAATTCCTCCTTTTATTTTATTATAAAAAGATTATATCACTTTTAATTAGATTTTTAAGTCGAATTTTGTCGAATAATATAAAAATTTATTTTTTATTAAACCATTCTTCAATTTTTCCACTTTTAACTGCTCTTGCAAATTCTTCTCCTTCTTCTTTCTCTTGTTCAGTTAATTCTCTATATCCTATAACTTCTCCACCTATTGGCATTGATATTCGCACTAAGAATTTATCGTGTTCACTTAATTCTTTATATCTATCCCCTTTTTCTTCTTCTGTAAGATTATTAAAATCCTCTAATGATAAATTACTCATCTATTTCCTCCCATAAAATATAATATGTACCATGTTGTTTTACTATATTTCTTGTTACAAATTTACTATTTCTTGGATATAATATTTCACTTTCAGTTTCATTGTATTTTCTTATATCCTTAGCTCTAGTTGAATTTACATATATTTTTATATTTGCATTTTTATTATAACTTTCTTTATCTGAAAATGATAAATATTCTTTCCAATTTTCTATTTTCCCTATTTTATTCTTTTTTAGAAAATCTTTCAACAATTCTTTGTCTTTTATTTCTAATACTCTAACAATATTTCCATTGTAGTTATTGCATTTATTTAGTACACTATCTAAATTGTCCCTCATTCTTTTCTGTTCATCTGTTAATTTTATATTATTTCTTAAAGTTTCATTTATTTTATAACTTTCTGAACTAATGTATTGGTTTATTGCATATTGTTCATCATTTGATAACCCTATTGTACTACTTTCTATTTGTTTTTGCAATTCATTAGCTTTATTTTTATAATTTATTACATTTTCAGGTAATAAACTACCTGCTGCTAATCTTTGATATTGTTTCTGTCTTTGTTGCAAATATTGAGTATATTTATCTTCTTTATTATGGTTATATTTTGCTTGTGTTACTTCTTCTGGTTCATCATTTATTCCTTCATAATATGTACTAACTCCATGATGACATCTAGGATGGAATAATCCTCCTGTTATTGCTGTACTTAATAATGGATATTCTCCATCTTCTTCTGTTCCTCCTGACCATACATCGTCTATGTATACTCTACCTTCCCATGGTGTACACTTATCACAAGCTCCACCATGTTTTGATATATATACTAATGAATTGCCTAATTTCTTACGCATTTCACCTTCACCCATTAGATTTGCTCTTTTATTTGCTGTTCTAATAGCCATATCACAGTAATCTGCAATATTATGCTTTGTTCCATTTTTATATTCAATACAATTAAATCCTCTTGATAAAAAATCTTTACTAGCCATATCAATTGCTTGTTTTACTGTTCCTGCTCCTGTATTAGCAAATACTTGTGCTTTATATATTATTTGTCTGTATTGGTCATTTGCCATTCTCAAAGTTGCATATTTTACATCTTTCATGTCATTTTTTGTACTTTTTATTAATGCATCTAATTTTCTATGATTTAATCCAAAAAAAGATCCACCTAATTGTGAATCTTCTTTTCTTATAATTCCTGACTGTATTGCCTGTTTATTTGTTCTTCCTGCACCTTCTTTGAATTGCTCTTTTATATGTTTATATAAATATCTATTTAACCATTTTGTGTTGTTGTTAAATATTTCTTTATTTGTCTTTTTATAATCTTCAAATTGTTTTATTTTTAATGCTTGCCATTGTGGCCAATCAAATCCTTTGGCTTTTTCGTCTTCTTTATGGCTCCATAATGTTCTTTTCATAGAAGCAATTAATTGTAATTCAATTTCTTCCATTACTTTTTTTATATCATATTCATTTTGCACTTAATCACCTACTCTAATGGTTCAATTATATTAGGTTCTTCTTTTTCAATTATTCCCGCTTCTTCTTTTAACCTTTTTACTTCTTGTTCTTTTTCCTCTTTTGTTAAGCTATCGCCATACATTGTATCTACAGACTTTTCAATACTCATTACATTTTGACCTGGTCTAGCTTTTGATACCGTTTCTACTGTTGCTTCAAATGAAGGGTTTGCGTATTCTTTAAAATCAACTATTGCTTCATATTCTCCTGCTGTTTTTTCTTGTGCTAAATCATATGCTTTTAAGCATATTGTAACTAATTTAGGAATAACTTTTTCCAATACATCTATTACTTTTCCTCTTGTATATTGTGTTGCTTTTTCTTTTTCTCTTTGTGCATCTGCATTGTCTAATTTTTTTACATCTATTCCTAATGTTGATGGGCTTATTAAACCTTGTAAACACAAATCTAATGCTGTTATATATGACTGTAACATTCCTTCATAATCAAAGTCTCCTTTTTCTCTTGTAATTTTACTACTTTCTGTTTCTGATGTTGTACTTCCTACTTTAGCATACCTGTTATCAAATGTATTTGGCTTTAATAATTCTCCATTATCATTTGTTGGAATTAAATCCTCTGGAATATATGTTATTGTTCTATTATCTCTTAATGCATCTATCCATTTGCTCCATACTTCATCAAAACTATCAAAAGCATCTAATTTCTTTTCTAATATACTTTGGCCTCTACCTTTATATTTTTTTGATTTGTTAAACATCATCGGTACAGCCATCATAAATTTGGTATCTTTTGGTTCTTTTAATTCTGCTGTTTCTGGAATAGCTTTATAATCTTGCATTAAATGGTCATTTTTGTACAATTCGTATTTTATTCCATCTTTAGAATATTTTTCAAAAAGAGTATAACAAACATCTTTTTTAGGGTATTTATTCTTAAAGTTTACTCCTGTTATTCTTCCTCTTGTATATTCAAAGTCAACATCTTGTCCTGAATAAAATTCTATTATAGGATATTTACTTATATCTGTGTCATAACTTATTTTAAAAGCACCATCACATTGCACAAATACATCAATTATTGCTTGTTTTAATGTTTCTTTGAAGTCATTTTCTTTTGCTATTTCTTCCCAATTTGTTTGTGCTTCGTTGTTTCCTTTAATTTCTATTTTATTAAAACTATCAACTATTATATCCGCTAACATATCAACTATCATAGCAGGTAACCCAGTATGTATTTTTCTAATATTTATACCAGTTGTACTCTGGGCTGCCCAGAATTTTGCATTTCCCATTAAGTCATCTGTTTGTGTATAATATTGATGCAACTCTGATGCATCTCCTCTATACCACAATAGATTTCTGAAGCAGTTACCTTCAAATGTGTTTGTTTCTTGTATTGTTATTGTATCTCCTACACTTGGTTGTATTTCTAACCAATTTCGTATTACATTTTTTATTTTATCGTTGACTGTTCCCATTTTATTCCTCCATTGCTATAAATTTGTGATAATATTGAGCTACATAGTATTCTATTTTACAACCTCTTGCATTTTCCCAACCTTTCATAAAGACAATTCCATCCACTTTTCCTATATATCTTATTGATTGAGACAGCATATAAATTGCAACATCCTCATCTGCTGGTGCATTTTCAAAAACTGTATCTACTACTTCATATCCTTTATTTTCTAATTTTTGTACTAGTTCAGCTCTTTCCTGTCTTATCTGTTCATTAGTTTTGCCTCTCATAGGTTGGCTAATCATTACTTTCATTCTTTTTTATTCCTCGCTTTCATCTTTAATCAATTTCTTTATTACTTCCCAATTACCAATTTTCTTTTTGTGTGGTAACCAAGCATATTGACAACCATTTATACTATGATCGTTTCCATCTTCTGGTTGGTTATCTTCATCGAATGAATACTTGTTACACTCATCTATATAATCCTTACAAGTTTCAACAATTAAAAAATCACCAGTATTCAACCAACTTTCTTGTAGTTGAACTCTAGTGATTATCTTTGTCTTTTTCCATGCATTTTCAAAATTATATACTAATGCATTTTGCCTTTTTGCTTTGTTTGCTTCCATTATTGTTCCTTGGTCTGCATTATCTATAAAACATGTTCTTGCAAATCCCCATTCGTTTTTGAACTCTTCCATAAACTCAACAATCCATTGCACTACATCTGATGGTGCAAATGGTATTGTTCTATCTTTATTATTGAATGTTCTTTCTTTTAATAGAACACATTTATTATCTGTTGTTATGCCTATGCCTTCCAACGTTACTTTATCGTGGCTTTCCTTTGAATATGATGTATCACAACCAACAGAAAACAACTTAAATTTCATTTGTTTTGCTTCTTCTAATGTTATTATGTTTTTAGGTTGTAAATTAAAGCATAGCCCTGTTGCTTTTCCTCTTAGTCCTTGTATTTTATTTTTATATAACTTTGTTCCTATTGGTGCTACTGTTTTTTTCTTTTCTATTTTTTCTTCTGTTAAACCTTTGTTATCATAAAAAGTAAAAAACCAATATCTATAATTTTTCTTTGGCTCAACTTTATTTAATTCTTTCATTATTTCATTAGGTACATCCTTAGCATATTTTTTATATGGTCTAGCATGATTTATTACTTCATCATAAATAGGCAAGTTTGGATCATCTGGAT